GGGGCACCTATCTGGCGTGTACAAAACTGCACACGCCACTCTGGGTGAGTCTATATGCCTCACGGCATATCGCCAAGTCCCCCGTCCTCCGTCCAGTTTTCCATGACCCTTTGGGTCAGCGGAACTCCAGCCGGGGTGTCGGAGCTTGTACGCGTAGATAGCTTCATCAGATTCCAAAGACCTCAACGTCGGTCTAAACACGTAAGTCACGCAGCGGAAGCCGCGTGAGGCAGTGTATCGACCTAAATGAGACAACGGAACAAGAAGCCCATCATCGCCCTCTGCATCGTCGGGTATCAAGGGTAGTTTTGGACAACCCTCAATCGACAGGAAGCGACTGACCATTAGGAATATGGTCTTTCGCAGCTTGCCAGCCCACGGACGCTTGCACTTCTGCAGCCACCGGTTAAGGCGGTTGTGCATCCGCACAACTTCTTGTAGATTATCTACAATCTCCTTCTGGTAGACTGGGGTCACATCGAGACCCGCATACGAATGGTTACCACATGACTCGTAAAACGGCCAAGCAGTAAACGACTTATCCATATTTATGGTAAAGCCAGACCATTCAAGAGTTTCCTTAACTCTGTCCACAGTGTCCGCCGAGACGATTATGTCGTCTCCATACACTGCTACGATCGGATCCGGGTGGACCTCTTCGGAAGCAGCTCTGCTTAGGGCATAGAACAGCAATGTTTCAAGCTCAAACGTGAAGCCGTTTCCCATGGAGGAAAACATCTCCAGTTCGACCCAATCCCGGCCCACGCGAGTGGACTTAGACCTTATCGCATTGAGGAGAATCGCCCAATCAATGGGCAATAGAAGAAAGACTAACTCGGTACAGATAGTATTGGAAGCATTCTTGAGGTCAAGAGTAGCTAAGTTTTGGGTATGCGCAACCATTGCGAGGTACCTGTTAACTTCCTGGGAATCCAGGTCAATACCGAAACGCTTTAATCTCATCCTGAACAAACGACCAACACCCTGCTGCAAGAAAGCATTCCCTGCAGGTTCGGCACCGATCGTTCGATGAGTTTTAGCGTTCTTAGGAACTGTGAGCGTCTTAGACCCCTTTACCAAAGTGAAGAACTTTGAGAGGTCCGCAGGGATTGGCATACTGGCATCTCCGAAGAGGTGGGTAAGCCAATGTGCGTCCATCGATATCTCACGAAGGAGAATCGATGAAGCAGACGGGGTCACAGCGATAGGAGCGGTCATCTTTTTATCCACGGAGTCTCCACGTCTCGTCAAGAGAGTGGCTCCGTTGCTGAACCGGTACCCGCGCGAAATGTGAGCCAAATTAGGATGAGACCCGATCACCTGCTGAATTATCTCTTGGGCTCGAAGGATTCGAGACCTTATAGAGTGGGATGATATCCCTTCAGCGACCGATGATCGGATTCTCCTATTTGTAACTTTACATTCAGCTTCGCCAGCTGACCAGCTGGCGAGGGCGGCCTCTTCAAGGTCAACACCTGTATCCATCCCCTTCCATTTAGAAAGGAACGAGGACACAAAGTAATCTTCTCGAAAAGACTCGCCAGACGAGTACGTACATGCGGGCTTCGGAGTCAATCCTAAAAGACCATGCCAATTACGCTTCCCAGCGAGATCGGCCGCATGTATCGACAAGGGGGACGATATCGTCAGACACACCTCTCGGTAAACCGAGAGGAGCAAATCATTCACATGACGTGTCATAGATATATCTCCCGTTAGCTCAAGTAGCCAAGGGTCTCAATCTGAGCCTTGATTTGAGCATTCTGCAGCATCAACGGAGTCATCTTGGCCAGGTTTTGCCTGTCCAAGAGGGCCGTTTGCTCAGGCAACACGAACTCTGCGAACGCCCTTGGGGTGTAAGCAAGCGTAGGAGCGGGTGCAACACCCGACACCGTGCTGTTCGTGATATTTGCCAGGATGGGTTCGTGAAGCCCATAACGCAGACGGTACGAACGACCCTCCGAGCTCTGCCCTGCAGATGCTGGCGGAGGCGACTTGCGCTCGACGCTGATGCGCCAATAGCCAAGTACGTTGGCTTGTGACTGGTCTTCAAACCAGAACAAACCCGTCTTCGTATCCATGCCGATCGGAACGAAGGTGTGGGCGACAGGAGTCGCTTGAGCATCGCTTATCACGATGTTGGTAGCCTGGGGCATAGAGCCTCCCATTTAAAGTAAAGTGCATCATTGCACAGAAAGGTTGACGAAACTTACTGGTCTATTAGAGTCTTTGGGCTTAACCCTTAGAATTTCCAATTGGCCATTGGGAAACGCCGAGACAGGTCCTTCTTCGAAAGACTGAAGTCCTTCGGTATCTGCGGGTTCTCTCCTTTTACGAACTGCTGAAGCAAGGCAGCCGCTGAGAGGAGTCGACTCGCCCCCAAATCTGCAGAGAGTTGGGGGAACCTGGGCAGTGGGTAACTTCCCAGTACAGTACGGTCAAATGAAACATATTTGCGCCAAAAGGTTAAGTTTGACACAGATCTAACGCCTCCGCTTACTGCTGTAGCTTTGACGATAGCACTTGCATTGTATGCGAGCAAATCAGTTCGGAATCCCGAAACGAATTTGTTTTGATACAATAAAGCTGTTTCCATGTTACGCATGTACCCTCCAATATCGTAGAACCAATCCACAACAAAGGAATAGGGCATAAGTTCATAAGCAATCCCCAACGGATTCAAACTCGTCCATCTGTCGAGTCCCTGATCGTAACCAGGTTCCATACAAATTTGGAATTTTACTCCGCGGAGACCCTCATAGTTAACGACACCTTTGTAGGCGCCGCCATAGCCTGAGAAGTCTCTCGTTTCGGCTCCAAAGCGAATACTCCCACCCGCATGAATAGTTTCCAACTTATTCATGGCAGTGCGCAGATTCTCGTCTAGCGCACCGTAAAGGTCGGACATCAACGGTTTCCAGCCGTATTGGAGCTCGAGCCATCGTGCAGCCGCAAACTCAGATGCTTTCTTTACTGCATTGAGTTTACGACCCCAGAGCTGACTTGCCGCATGGACTGCGGTAGAAGTGACTCTGAGCATTTTCGCTGTTTGTCCAGCCTCAGCGACTGCGACCGAAAGGTCTAAGTTGCCGCGGACTTTCTCATTCAGACGATCAAGTGCCAAGTTCGTAGGGTCCCGCGAGGCGGCCCTAGGATGAGGGATAGTCGATCCCCCGTCTGCCGGAAACTTCCCTGCGTAGACAATACTTCCACCTTGGTAAGGTGAGGTAATGACTGAGCCAGAGGCATACGAATTTTCATCGCACACATAACTCCAAGGATTTGGCATTTTCTTGTCACCGTGCACTAAAGTGCCAGGAACCACAGTTTTGTCCCACGTTAAGCCGTCATAGCTTTCCGGCGGGAGGGGAGGCTGGGTTCCGGGGTAGGTTATGAATAACCACCCTTTACGCGTGTTGTAGCTATACTTCACGGTACGTCTCTGGAAAGACGAGCACTATCGGTACGTCCCTTGATGAAGGGGACAAATGGAGGAGGGAGGCTTAACCATTCTACAGGGATAAATCCCCGAGAAATGGCGCGAAGACCATGGAGTTTTATTGTCCAAGGTACGCTGACAACCGACCGATGATTATGTATGTTCATAATTAGCCTTTCGGCTAATTAAATACCCCCAGGCAGCATCCCTGCTGCCCGGAGTACATAACCAACCATCACCGTTGGCCTGCTTATTTATTCGCAGTTTAAACCAGGTTCGCTGAGAAGGCGAGTCCTAGAGACGAGATTATGGATTAATCCATACGAAGAGCTAGAATGGTGAGAAACCAGCTCAACGAGGTCAGCCCCAA